GTTTATTTCCCCACTTGTTATATCCTGAGCGGCAAAAACACCAAGCCCATGAATTGAACTTGGTTGTACAAAAACTTTAGGTGGGTTTTTATCAAACATACTTTGCATCAAATATATCGGTAAAGAAAGTATTTATCAATATAAATGTTATGGCAGAGAAGTTAGTTCCAATTACAAGATTAGGTAAATTCTTTGGTGGGGAAGATTATTCCCTTGATATTTCCATGGGCCAAGAATGGCTAGAGGGTGATATGAATTTTACGGTTGTACTTTACAGAATTGATAGATATAAAACTCGAATTGACGATGTATATGGAGAATCCCCAGAAGGTGGTATCCAGTTCTTGGCTCCTGTTGAAATCAAGGGGTATGTTCAAATTCTTGCGCCTGTCGGCCAAAAAATTGGCACTTCTCGTATTGAACAAAATGAACCAGGTAATATGCGTTTTTCAATTTACCAATCTTATCTTGATGAGTTGAATGTTGACATTGCTTATGGCGATTACCTAGGATATTACGAGTCCGAGGGCAAAGTAAGATATTACACCGTATCGGATGATGGTCGTGTGGTTTCTGATAATAAACACACTTATGGTGGGTACAAACCCTTCTATCGTACAGTCATTGCTGTACCTACCTCACAAAACGAATTCTTTGGAACCTAATGGCACTACCTAAAGTCCCTATATTCAAACAACAGGTGAAACCAGATATTAATTTGGTTCCACCTAAAATTCTTTCAGCTCGAAGAGAACAACTTCTTCAATTTATCAATGAAGACGGAACCTATCTACCTCAGAGTGTTTTGCATGCCGATTTAGATGGAGGAATGTTAGATTTTGTTCAAACTTCCTTAAAAACTACTGTATCCGGAAAAGACATAAGTGTTGTTGATAAAATAATTACCAATCAACGTTGGTCCCAGTTCACTGAAACATGGAATTTTGTTGACCAAGATTTTAACGTACAACTTCCATTTATTACTGTTGTTCGCCAACCTGAGGTTAAGTATGGTTCGAATCCTTCGCTACAATATACAATTCCTGTTAGAAAACAATTTTATTATGCAAAAGTTCCGACTTGGAATGGAAATCAAAAAGGATATGACATTTATACAATTCCTCAACCAGTACCTGTGGATATTAACTACAGCGTAAAAATTATCTGTAATAGAATGAGGGAACTTAACACATTCAATAAAAATGTGTTACAAACTTTTTCATCTCGACAGGCGTATACTTTTATCAAGGGGCAGTACGTTCCGATTATAATGAACAATGTTTTGGATGAATCGGTAATCGATGTGGACAAAAGAAACTACTACATCCAAAGTTATGATTTCACCATGCTTGGTTACTTGATTGACGAAGAAGAATTTGAGGTAAAACCTGCAATTTCAAGAGTAGTTCAACTATTTGAGGTTGATTCTCAAGTGCCAAAAGGGAAAAGAGCGCAAATCACTCCAGCTAATCCCGATGAATTTCAATACAATTTATTTTATACTGCAAACAACTTTTCAATTATAGATGATAAAGTTGATTACAGAATTAATTTGAGTTTTATTAAAAGTTCGAATGTTGACGAATATTTTGTTTACATTAACGATGATTATTACGGACAAGATGTTCAAACTATTCAACTCAACACCGGTGATTTATTAAGAGTTGAAATCACCAAAGAAACTGCTGGTCAGGAAGCTTTGATTGAGTTCGAAGCTAAGCTTGTTTAGTTCTCTCCGTAGATATCTTTTTTCTTTTTACAGTTTTCCAGAATTAACTTTTCTAGGTATTTGTAAATCTTTAATCCATTGTCTTCACAGTAGGTTTTTAACACCTGGTGTGTTGATTCAGATATTTTTAGATTCTTAATCTTCTTAGGGGTATTTTTCATAGAGGTAGAAAAAAGGCAGAAAAAAAACATACTGCTTAATAATACATACTTAAAAGTCAAGTTTTTTGTGTTTAATTCAAATATTTATCATTAAAATAAAACCGAATAAGAAAAATTAAAAAATGTTTTTTCAAGTAACATCTCAAGCAAACCAAAAAGTTTTTGTGTCCCCAGGGGTATACACATCTGAAACTGACTTATCGTTTGTTGCTCAAAGTGTTGGTGTAACAACTTTGGGTCTCGTAGGCGAAACACAAAAAGGGCCAGCCTTTGAACCAATCTTCATCACTAACTTTGATGAATTTCAAACTTTTTTTGGTGGTACCATACCAACCAAATTCATAAATACACAAATACCTAAGTACGAAGCCGCTTACATAGCCAAAGCTTATTTACAACAATCTAATCAATTGTTTGTAACACGTATTCTCGGCCTTTCAGGCTATGATGCGGGACCCTCATGGAGTTTGCAAGCTATCGCTAACGTCAATGGCACTACTGTTGGCATTAACACTGGTGTTGCTACAGCAAGTTTCACAGCAACTTTCTCTGGGTTTTCATCTGGTAATACTCTGTCTTTTGGCTCAGGGTTACCCGCTTTGATTTCTAACTCATTATCAACTCAGTATACCTTGACAGATGGTTCGACCTCAACGTATAATGCGGATTTATTTGGATTCATGTTGGATATTTCTGGTGATACTTCGGTTTCAGCATCGACTGCAAACGTATATGGCTCAATTCCTACTGCTGATTTCAATTCCTTAAGTGGTTCTTATTCAAATCTTGAAAACATATTTGGTTGCAGTAACTTAAGTTTAGATTCTGCTGATTTAACTGCTGGAACTAACGACCCATGGTACTATGCAACTTTTGATGTTACAAACAACAATAACTACTCAGGTTATTCTTGGTATTATGACGTTACACAATATGTTACTGGAGCATCTGGATTTTTTAGCGGAACAGTCACTGGTGACTTATTTACCTATTCGGGGACTGCTTATACTGAATGGAATAATTTAATTTTGGCTACTTTACGTTCTCGTGGTATTTCAGTTTATACTGCTGATTTACATGGTCCACAATATCAAGTTACTGGTTTAACAGATTTAAATTTAGTTTGTACCGGAGCTTACTCAGGAATTTCACAAAGTCCATTTGCTACATTCCAATTGAGTGGTGTGTCTTATGAAGGCAACACTTTCTCCTTTGATACTTCTTTCGACTCAACTAATGCAAACTACATTACTAAAGTTTTAGGTATTACAAACTTCTCAAAACCTAGACAAGAAGTTCCAATTTATGTTGAAGAATCATATCTTGGTATGTTAAACTATGGTTACAATAAAGGATATGTTCGTGGTGTTAAGTGCGATTTGATTGCACTTCCTGAAGCTCGTGATAAAGCTTCTACAACTTCTATTGCATGGTTCTTGGACCAGTATCAAACCCCTAAAACACCATATTTTGTATCAGAACTACGTGGTAATAAAGTTTACAACTTGTTTAGATTTATGACTATCAGTGATGGTAATTCAGCAAACACTGATGTAAAAATTTCAATAGCAAACATTTCCTTCAATAACCAAACCTTTGATGTGTTGGTTAGAGACTTTTTTGACACGGATGCTAATCCGGTTGTTTATGAAAAGTATACTAATTGTACGATGGACCCTACACAAAACAGCTTTATTGGTAAGAAAATTGGTTCTGCTGATGGTGAGTATCCATTAAATTCTGCATACATAATGGTGGAAATGTCAGATGAATATCCTGTTGACGCGCTACCATGTGGTTTCTACGGACTTGAGGAAAGAATTTACGAAACAGCAACTAACCCTTCTCCATTTCCTATTATCAAAACTAAATACTTTTTCCCTGGTGAAACAATTTATGACCCTCCTTTTGGAACTACTGCTGGTGGTGCAAATATTGTGACTTCTTCCGGTGATGTTGTAAGAAGAACTTATTTAGGAATTTCCTCTCAATTTGGAATTGACACTGACCTTCTTCAGTACAAGGGTAAAAAGAACCCCGTTGTTGGTTGGGATTTGGCTACAACTTCAGAACCTTGGAACTACCAAACTAAAGGTTTCCACATGGACTCTGGAGCAACAGTTGTAACTATTGTAAATTCTCAGGTAACTAGTGGAACTCCTGCTTTTGATGTTGGTGTTGCTAGTTTCGATTCTGAACCTACTTCTCAAGAGAGTCCATACTACTTTATTTATTCACGAAAATTCACTTGTGTTTTTCAAGGTGGTTTTGATGGTTGGGATATCTACAGAGAATTTAGAACTAACCAAGACAGATTTGCTCTTGGAGCAACTGGATACTTACAGGGTTCTACACCAACGCAACGTTATCCAACAGCTTCTGGAGATGGTACTTTCAAAAGAATTGTAATTGGTGATAACACTCAAGATTTTGCAAACACTGACTACTACGCTTACTTACTTGGACAATTAACATTTAATAACCCGGAATCAACAAACATCAACGTGTTTGTAACCCCTGGTATTGACTATGAAAACAACTCTAACTTATGTGAGTTGGCTATCGGGATGGTTGAAAATGAAAGAGCTGATGCGATTTATATCGTAACAACTCCTGACTACAACATGTATACCCCTGATAGTAGTTCTCAGTATGAAATTATTTACCCACAAGCTGCGGTTGATAATCTAGACAACACTGGAATAGATTCATCATACACGGCAACTTATTATCCATGGATTTTGGAAAGAGACACAGTTAACAATACCCAAATTTACATTCCACCTACTGGTCAAGTTTGTAGAAACCTTGCTTTAACTGACAACATTTCTTTCCCTTGGTTTGCTTCAGCTGGTTATACAAGAGGTCTTGTGAATTCTGTAAAAGCTAGATTAAAACTTACACAAGAAGATAGAGACACTCTTTATCAAGGACGTATAAATCCGATTGCTACTTTTTCTGATGTTGGTACTGTAATTTTTGGTAACAAAACACTTCAAATTAGAGACACAGCTTTGAATAGAATAAACGTAAGACGATTGTTACTTCAGGCTCGTAAGTTGATTTCAGCGGTTGCAGTACGGTTGTTATTCGAACAGAATGATGAAATTGTAAGACAACAATTCTTAGATTCGGTAAACCCTATCTTAGATGCGATTAGAAGAGACCGAGGTTTGTATGATTTCCGTGTTACGGTTGCATCCACTCCTGAGGATTTAGATAGAAACACTCTCACAGGTAAAATCTATTTAAAACCAACAAAGGCTTTAGAATTTATAGATATCGAATTCTTAATTACTCCAACTGGAGCGTCTTTCGAAAATATTTAATATCTTTGGGGTGGGAAAAATGAATTTCCCACCCTTTTTTTGCCATTTCAATAATGAAAACAAAACATAAGTCGTCCTTTAAAACCGGAACCCCTGACCTTAAATACTACGCTTTTGACTGGGACGATAATTTGGTACACATGCCTACAAAAATCATTCTTCTGGATGTTGATGGTAACGAAGTTTCTATGAGTACCGAAGATTTTGCAACCTTTAGAGGGCAAATTGGAAAAGAAAATTTCAAATACAATGGTAATATAATAGCAGACTTTGCAGCAAACCCATTTCGTTTTTTTGGTGTGGATGGTGATAAAGACTTTTTAGCTGATGCTATGAAAGCTAAACTTGGGCCAGCCTGGAATGACTTTAAAGAAGCGGTTAATAACGGTTCTATTTTTGCAATTATAACCGCTAGAGGGCATAATCCAGAAACCATCAAACAAGGAGTCTACAATTACATCAATAGTAACTTTGGGGGCATCTCTAAAAAAGAACTTGTAAAAAATCTAAAAAAATATAGGGACTTTGTGGGAGAAGAAAAAATGTCCGATGAAGATTTAATTTGGTCGTATCTTGAGTTAAATAGGTACAATCCGGTAAGCTTTGGTGTGGAAGAAGAGGCTGCAAACCCTGAAGAAGCAAAAGTCTTGGCTATGGCAAACTTCGTTAAATATGTAAAATCTTTAGCTTTGATTTTACAAAAAAGTGCATTTTTGAAAAAAGGGGTAGCAAATAAGTTCATACCAAAAAAACCAACAATTGGTTTTTCAGATGACGATGAGAAAAACGTAAAAAGTATACAGACGTATTTTAATCAAATTAAAGAACCGATAAATTTATACTCTACAAAAGGAGGTATAAAAAAAGAATACAAGTAAAAAATTCTCTATATTACTATTATTAAATAATAAAGAAATTATTATAATTAATATTTATAAAGAACTAATAATTAATACTTAATAATTAATACTTAATACTTAATACTTAATAATTAATACTTAATACTTAATACTTAATACTTAATACTTAATACTTAATACTTAATACTTAATACTTAATACTTAATACTTAATACTTAATACTTAATACTTATATGGGAATTTTAACTCTCCACCAAAAAAAAGTAAATAGAAAAAGTTTTCCACCAAGAGTATATTTATAATAAACGATAAAAAGTAAAAATAAGAAAACACAATGGCGGATTTATTAATGAAAATGCCGATTCCTTACGAACCTAAAAGACAAAACAGGTTTATATTAAGGTTTCCATCATCTTTGGGTATCAATGAGTGGTTCGTAGAATCTACGGCTAGACCTCACATCACCATCAACCCAACAGAAATTCAGTTTTTGAATACCTCAACTTTTGTTGCGGGAAGATTTAACTGGCAAACAATTCCAGTAACTTTCCGTGACCCAATTGGTCCTTCGGCAGCCCAAGCTCTAATGGAGTGGGTGCGTTTACATGCGGAATCAGTAACAGGCCGTATGGGATACGCAGCTGGTTACAAAAAAGATATTGATTTGGAAATGCTTGACCCAACGGGTGTAGTAGTTGAAAAATGGATTCTTTACGGAACATTCCTTACCGACGTAAACTTCAACACCCTTAACTATTCTCAAGATGCTCTTGCAACTATTACAACGACGTTGAGAATGGACCGTTGTGTATTGATTTACTAAGAATTATTTATTTACTTTTTTTATCTAGTATATTTAACCGTAGAGCCGAACTCTACGGTTTTTTTTATTATGGACCAAGAAACTTTAAATTATTCACAACAGCAATTTTCCCTACCACATG